GACCGCTTTGAATACATCCTTCAGACCATCCCACAACCTGCCGATACCCTCAACGAATGCCTCCCACCTGGCTGGCAGGATTTCAGTGAAGAACAGAATAAACAGGTCAGCGAACGCTTGAGTGATAGCAGTTATTGCCTCGAACGCACCTTGGAAGATTTTGCGACCAATCTCAGTATTAGTGAAGAACCAGATAAGCCCAGCCGTGACTGCCGCAAGCAGAGCAATAATGATACCCATAGGGTTCATTTTCATAGCAAAGTTCAATGCCTTCTGAGCCGCAACCTGAGCCCAAGTCGCAATCGTGGTTGCAACCATAGCAACCTTGGAAGCTACGAGCGCCACCTTTTCAGCCACCTTAGCGGCTACACCCCTGAGCGTGGTCCCGTTGAGCAAGTTCCCCACAATGACCCCGAGCTTTTGCGCCGTATTGTTAGCGTAGGTTGCCCCGACAGAGCCATAGGTTGCCAGAGTGAAACCGAGCATCAAACCCTGACCGATGAGCAGACCAGCTCGAAGCAAAGCAAAAGCCTTCACAGCGATGAAAACGGCAACACCAATCTTCACGAGCGCCTCATCCATCCCTGCGATGACCTTAGCCACAAACTCAACAATGGGAATGAGAATCTGGAGAATCCCCACGAACAGGGGTATCGCCATCTGCGCTAACTCCAGAATGATAGGGGAGAGCACCTCAAGCATGGTGTTGGCAATCTCCAACAATGGCGGGGCAAGTCGCACAAACGCATCTATCAGAACCGGGATGGCTTGGTCCATTAGTTGCTGGATAATCGTCAAAAGAGTAGGTAACGCCGTTATAGCCATCAGAGCGAATAGGTCAGCTATGGCTTTGACGATAGGGGCAAGTGGAGCTAGCAGGGGAAGCATATTCTGGAACGAAGTAACCAACGGCTGGAATACCGAGACCGCGCCACCGGCTTGGTCCCTAAGCATCCCCATGAAGGTTACGAATGTTTGAATCGGGACCGAGAGATTACGCACGAACTCAACCAGGGTATCCAGTCTCGGGTTCAGGAACTTGCCGATAGTGTCACCGACAGACTTAGCCATCTCTTCAACAGGACCTAAGCCTTCAATGGCGGCACGAAAAAACTCACCAAACTGGTCGTAGATAGGACCGATGAGGTTTGCGCCGACACGTTGGATTGCGGCAAGAGTGTTAGCCATAGCACCCTCAGTAGAGTCACCCATCTTGAGTGCGGCTCCACCAATCCGATTCTCCAGAGCATCCTGAAGAATGTCACCCGTGACAGCTCCAGCAGAAGCAAGCTCGAAGATTGCCTCTTCAGAAACACCCATCTCGTCAGCGAGCATCTGGAATATCGGGAGCCCACGGTCAGCCAACTGCTGAAGCTCAACACGGGTAGCCTTACCGCTAGTCGCAACCTTGCCCATAATGGACTGAATCTCGGTCAGCGGTCTACCTGTGATTGCGGCTGTATCCGCCATGATAGACAGAGTGCGGGTTAGTTCCTCACCAGGTTTGACACCAGCCGCAACCGCCTGAGCCGCAATAGTTGCCGCATCGCCCAAACCAAACGCGGTCCCCTTCACCGAAGCAAGGGCAGAATCCATGATGGCTTCGATATCCTCAGCTGAGTTACCCAAACCCTTGAGCATAAACTCAGCGTTCTCAATCTGCTGTAGACGACCAAAGCCCTTGGAGATTGCGAAACCAATACCGCCGATAGCGGCAGTAGCCGCACCAGCCGCAACGACCATTCCAGTCCCGATGACCTTATTCAGCAGGCTGGATTGTTTCTCAAAACCAACGATGGCGCGGTTAGCATTGTCCAATCCCTTCAGGTCAGACTTGTAGACAATGGGTATAGTTATGCCCTTAGCCACTTATGCGCCTTTCAGTAATATCTGCGAACTCATTTATGGTCTTCTCTATAAAGTGAATCATCTCGCCACGCCGACTGATGTATTGTTGCCATACGAAACGCCCAGCCTTTTGGTTGGGGTTACGGAATCGCCGGTTCAGTTCCTGGATGAGAGCCTCACCCTGAGTGGTCCGAACGTAAGTGCCTTTAGTTCCCGCCAGGTCCGCAATCTTCACTGCCGCCTTGTTCTGTCCACGCCCGAATACCTCGATACGAGCCAGAGACTTACGAGAGCTGGGAGTGACGTAAGCCGTTGCCTTGACTGACGTTGGCCAGGCGGTCCGACCACCATGCCCGCCGAATCCCGATAGGGGTGGGCTGGCGTTACGGTTTATCCAACCCTGAATCTGGTCAGCAAACGGTTGGAGGTCAGTCTTGAGTTCCTTGACAAAATACTTACGCAGGTTGGGGTCAAGTTGCTTCATCTCAGATACGAGCTTCTTCAGCTCGCTAGTATCCACGTGCGCTGTTAGCATGACTCACCCCTACAACCAGTCTACCGCTTACGGCTTTGATTCTGGCTTCTCGCAATGAGGTAGCGACCCATTGTCCATAGCATCCTGGGCTCCAACGCCATCAGCTCACGGGGACTAATCCCGGTTTCAACTGAGATGACTGCTAACTGCCAATGGACGCTAGAGTCACCCAGGCCTACTATTTTTTTGCTTCTGCTTCCGTGACGATATTGACCGACTCAATCCACTTCTCAAACTCATCCTTGGTTTCCCCAGTGCGCTTGAGCACATGCCAAGCGATGAAGAACAAGTGAGTGAGCCTGACCTCGGATTGAAGTCTGGCAACGCTCAAGTCAAACTTGGTCTCGAACGCCACCAGGTCAGCCGCAATCGCGGTCACTACTTTTTCTGAACCGTCAGTAAAAATTACTCGTAGGTCAAATGGGTTCATGTTATGCGTCTGCTCTCGTAACCGCCCCGGTAATTGGCCATGAAACTGAAAGGGTAGCTAGGTCCCCGACAGACGATGCGAACGGCTGATACTCCGTCACAAGCGCGTCAAAAGTGTAGCTGGGGTTGGTAGCGCCCACTGCCGCACTGGTCGGCTTGATAACAATAGTTACCGTGGTGCCGAGCAACGGCCAGAGGGTAGCGTCCACAGAGCTAGCACCAAAGTCTTGGTGGAAGTCCAGGGATACCGACCCATCTTTGAGCCCGCCAATGCGTTCACGCCAAGCGTCACCAAAGCTGGTGGTTTCTTGCTCTTCAGCGTTTACGTCAAGGGTCACTGCGGCAAGGCTGGTGCTAAAGTCATCCCCACCTACAGTGATGTTGTAATCTGTTGCGACAAACTTTGCCACAGTCATCTCCTAATCTGCGTATACTGTCACCGCATAGTCTGCGGCAAGGTACATTACCTCCCCCAATGATACAGTACCGTAGTTGCTCATTTCAGTTACACGCACATCATAAGCAGACCCGCCCAAAGACTTATCTGACTCAATGGCGGACTTGACCGAGCTGGCACCTTCATCGGAAGTATATTCATCCAGTTTCGCTTGAGCCCTACGCTCCGATGCCCTCGAAGCAAGCAGAGTGATAGTGAACCGGTAGATAGTCATTCCACGTTGGAACGCCTCATCGTAGCTGACGGTCTCCAGAGCAATAATGGCTATGGGCGGGCTTGGGTTGTCTGGAATGTCAATGGATGTCCGCAACCCGCTGATAGTCGCAAGGTTGTTGGCTAACCCATTCCGTAGGTCTGCGATACTCAAGCCATACTCACTTTGCGGTAGGGCATAATCATTGACTCAATGTCGGGGTCTATCCGGGAGACGCGCATCGCGCCGATATCCCCAAACCCGGCGATTCCGAGAGGGGAATCATACCGTTTGAACTGGCGCATGGCGTAGATGATAGTAGCCTGATTTATTACGTCAGGTACGCTGGCGAATCCCCAAGTGCCTGTAACCTGAACCGTAGCCTGATATAGGTTCACGTTATTGAAGTCCCAGAATGGGAATACATAATCGCCCACAGCCCGAATGCGAGTAAATGGTGTGGTGATGCCACCGGCTTTACCGTTGAGTGGCTCTAGTTGGTAGTCAGTCGCGGTCCAAGTGACCGAGAATGTCTCGCCATCGGGTGAGGTCTTCAGTGAGGTCAAAGACTGGAGGTCGTCAATCTCTGTCAGGAATGAATCTGCTGGCAAATACAACCGGGTATCGGTGCCCTCATCGTAGAACGTGCGCTCGCAAGCGCCGTCAATCGCACGACTGGCTGAGTTGATAGCAGTCTCAAGCAAAGTGTCATCTACTGTGTCTGTAATCCGTAGAGCACCCTTCAGCTCGGCAAGAGTACAGTACCCGTTGGTTATCGCCATAAATACATTCTATACGCAAAAAAGGTATCCCCTGGGATGACCTACAACCCCAGGGGATACCAGCTTTGGGAATGGAACTAGGCAGTTCCACCCTGGAAGTGGCTAATGTGACTTGAGTGAGTCAGGTCGCCATCTACGCGAATCAAGAAGCGGTAAGTAACCACGTCTGTATTGAACGCATAGTCGGTGCTCGAAGCCACCTGAAGCCCACCGGCAAGGCGCACCTTGTAGCTGGGGAAGTGACCGAACAGAACGGACTTAGCAAGCCCACCAATAGCAGGAATGTTCGGGTTCTCAATGACGGGGAATCCGAGCACGGTGTCAGGTCCGCCAACTACGGGGTCGTAGATGTAGCGGTTGTCGCCATCCTTCAGTTTCCGCATAGCGCCAATGGAGGAACCTGCCGCCATGTAAGCGGTGCCTGGGAGCTGGCGAACCAGACCATCAAGGTTGGTGTAAGCCAGGTCAATCAGGTTGTCAGCGGTAAATGCTCCGCCAACGCCATCGTCTCCACCGACACCACCCTGCGAAGCGGTCACGACACCGTTGGGCTTGTCGGAGCCATCACCAGTGGTGAGTGCGGTGTTCACAGCAGTACCGATACCGTTACCAGCCTGATTTGCCAAGTGAGCCTCAATGTCGAATCCGGCGTCAGAGATAAGCTCAGAAGCAACAGGAATCAACAGACCATACTTGTAAGCGCCAAGCGTGATGCTGGAGTAGGTGGGCTCTGACTCATCCAGGGCAGTACCGGCAGCCTTGAGGGTTGCGGCGCTGTAGGCGGTCAGGGTTGGGATAGTGAGGTCCTCACCGGATGCGGTACGGATAACGTCAGAAACGCCTCCATCGAGCATCGGTCCAACCAAACGTGCTACATCGAATACCTGGTCAAAGAATGACTTAGGCACGGTGTTAGCAGACGGGACCAGGGTCGCACGCTTTTCAGCCGCGAATGTGTGGTCACGCACTTCTCCCAGACCGATTCCGCGCAGGATAGCCTCTGCTGAACGGTCTTCACTACGCTCGGCAGGTGCGAACCCAGCGGATGCCTCAGCAACCTCCAGTGAACGCTCTTCGTTGCGCTTTGCGACCTCAATGGCTTCATCGGCACGGCGGATGTCAGCCTCAATGCGGTCAATCTTCTCAATCTCAGCAGAATCGAGTCCACGGTTAGCCTGCTCTGCTGATTCGATAACGTCACGAATCTGCATCGTCAGGTTGGCGCGTGCTTCCTGCTGAGTCTTTACGAACTCAGACATGTGTCTCCAATGTTAGATGTGTATTTGGTTTGCCCAGGGTGGTTCCACTCACTGACGCTGGTCGGCAGAGCACACTCACGATTCCGACATATCTAGGGTATCAGCTTTTAGTGGAACTGCTGGGAATCGAACCCAGGTCCAGGC